TTGTGCTTCTCCCCTTTTGTTTTTTGATAATTGATTTAATGAAGATGCTAAATAATCAACACCTTTAACAGACCTTTGCAAGTAATCTAATAAAGTTGTAAAAAACCTAGTTAAACCATTTGTTTCACTTTCATTAATGTTACGAATCATTTTAGTCCAACTATTTGAAAGTCTATTTTGAGCAGCAGCTAATGTTTCTGCTCTATTTACATTTTCAATACCATATAGTTTTTCGTATGCTTTAGCTAATTCAGGTAATAATTCAGCAGATAATATTTTACCAGCTTTCATTTGCTCCATAAATAACTTTTCAGTTACTTTTATTTCGGGATGCAATGCTTGATAAGCCATTGTAGCAGCTTTAACAGCTCCAGGTAAAGCATTACCTAATTGTTTTTTTAATTCTTCTGCTTGTACAGTACCCTTTGACATCATTTGTTGCAAAGCAAGAAAAGCACTATCTTGTTGCTGAATAGATAATCCCATTACAGCAACCGATTTAGAAATACTTGTAAATATTGCTTTTATTTGTTCTGCTTCAAGTTTTCCTTTTGATGCTACCCAAAATTCAGTAAAGTTTTTAGTAAGTCCTTGAATTTCTATACCGTATTGTTCAGAAAGGTTAGATAAAAAAACTTGATTAGTTGCAAATTCAGCTTGTGAACCACTAACCATTCTTAATGCTAAATCTAAAGACTGTATTTGTTTTGTTGTTTCAAATATGTTTTTAACCAAATCAGCAGCTAAATAAAGTCCTGTTGATATACCAAAAGCACCCATTAAGTTTCCAATGCCTGATAATGCCCCTTTATAATTACCAACACCTTTTGTAAAATCTCCTACTGCCTTATCTGCTTTTCTTACTTTTTGATCTAAAATATCAAACTCTCTTTGTGCTTTTTTTATTTCTGAAGTAGATGCACTTTCACTAGCTATTAAATCTCTTAAATGATTTTTAGCTTTTGTTCTTGCTGAATTTAATTGATTATAAGCAGAGTTTAACTTTTCATTAGCTAATGCTTCACGTTCTGCTGCTTTAGCAGATTTCTGTTGTGCTTGTTCTTGTGCTAAAAGAGCTTTTCTTTGAGCTTCACGTTGAGCAATATTGGCTTTTATAGCATTAGATTGTTTAATTTCAGTAGCAATTACTTCTTGTTTTAATTTTTCTTCTTGTATTAAAGCATTAGTAGTTTTTTTAATTGCTTGTTCTTGTTCCTGATATTGAGCAGTTAATTTTTTAACACCTGAATCACCACCACTTGGAGTATTAATTTTAGCCATTTCTGCTTGAACTGACTTTACATTAGCAACCATTTTTACCAATTCAGCATTGGCTTTTTCCATTTCGGATAAAGCACTTGGCGATAAAAATTCTATAAATTCACTCATTACTTCTTATTTTGTTCTTTAATTATTCTAGTTGCTGACTTTTCTATTGAAACATACATGGCTAATGTTAGTTTTTCATCTATATTTCTATTATGAACATTAGATAACGAAACTATATTGTCATAAAAATCAAATATCTTTTCAGTTCTATTTTTTGCCATATTATTAAGCTCTAATTTTTCCATTGTTAAATCATTCTCAATAATACCTATCTCAACTTGCAATATTCTTTGTAATTCATCTACAAATTCTGCATTTTTGTCAATATATATTTCGCAACCTTTTTCTAATGCATCTAATAGATTTAATTTCATTTCATCTGTTATTTTATTATAATATATAAAATGCAGAATTTGTTTAATTGTAGCTATCTTATAATCTAAAAAAGCAATATTAGTTGTTAATTTCAAATATTGTTTTGATTCGTAATTGTCAGACTTAATAAAAAAATCATCATAAATATTAGTAAATACTTTTTCTAATCCTTCTTCACTTGGCTTAGGTTTTAATAACTGATAATTTTTCGTGTCAAGTATGTCAAAAAACGTCTTTGCTGGTATATTTTCAATCGAGTTATACTTTGGCATCTATTGTCCTAATTGTTTCTTTAAAATCTTTCTGAAATCACTAAAAACATATTTATTTATAAATTCATTAAATGCTTTTTGACTTAAATTAAAAATATCTCTGTTTCCTTTATTATATTTATTCATTAATTTAATTTTTTTCCAATCAGTTGCGTCAAAAATATATCCCTTACCTTTTTCTTTTAATAAAAAACTATTTATAAAATTACCTTCATATATTAAATCTACTTTGCCATTTGCCAAAGGATTCCAAAAACTTTTAAAAGGAGCATAAGTTGCAAAATTTCTTTTTTCATTTGCTTCATAAGATGAAGTTTGAGAATAAGCAGCGCTTCCATTGCTATAAATATTCCCTTGTTTGTATTCTGCTCTTTTAACATCAACTAATTTATCTTCATCATTTATTATCTCTATGTTTACGAGATTTTTTAGGTGTTGTTGATTCAATAACGGTTTCAATCGTCTGCTCATTTCCGCTGCTGATATTGCCATCTTCTACTATTTTAGCTATTGATACTTTTTGTTTATTTCCTCTGCACTCTACACAGTATTCTTTTTTGTTTGGATCTAATGTTTTACTTAAAAATTCATTAATAATATTTTCATTAGTTTGATTAGTGTTATTTAAAATCCATGTATGTTTTTGTTCTTTAGTAAGATTGCAAAACCATTCTGCATCTTTACCATTTATTTCTACATTAAAAATTCTCATAATTTACAATTTAATTATTAATATGATACAAATATAAATAAAAAACACGCATAAAATTAATTATGCGTGTTTAATTAAAACATTTAAAGTTATGCTACTGTTACAACATTACCTGTTGTTCCTTTATAAAACTTATTTCCTAGTTGCGCACAAGCAACATCATTAGCCGCATCATAAAGAGTTACAACAACAACATCTGCTGCTACTAATGTAGAAGTAGGAGTTATAGCATATTCTTTTGTAGATGAATTGTAAACAATAGCACCAACAATAGCATCAGCAACACCATCAACATAAAGTTTAAGGTTTGATGCAGACAATCCTGTTATAGTAAATTGTTCGTTATGCAACCATGTAGGTTTAACATAAACTTTTGCTTCAGAAGCATCTGCTCTACCTTCGATAGTTACATCAGTAATACCAAATAATTCAGTGCTTGGGTTAAAATCTAAATCAGTTAAAAGATTTACAAATTGGTTGTATTCAAATGGATCAGTAACTTGGAATTTCAAGATAGTTGATGCTGAATTTGAACCATTGTTTTCAGTATATCCGTTAGTATTTAACATACCTACTGATAAACCTTTTATTGATGTACCATCAACACTTTCTGCACATTTAATATACCCAGTTTCGTAAGTAATTAATGCATCGTATTGTTGGTAAGAGTTATAAGAGAAAGCAATCTTTTGGAAAGCCAATCCCTTTTTATAAGTACAAGTGAAAACTGGTTTCCCTTGTCTTACAACTTCAATTAGTCCTGATTGACTTTCTTGAGTAGTTGCATCTGGTGTTTCTGCTACCGCTTCAAAACAACCAACTAAAGGAACGAAATTCCCTAATTGTACTTGCTCTTGAACGTATGCTTTGTCGAAAGTTCCTGAAGTTTTATTTAAACTCCATCCTTTAGGTGTTAAGATTACACCATTTGGTAAACCTTCGATTGGTTGGCAGTTCTCTAAACCACTACCTAATCTGCTTGTGGTACAATCCGTACCTGTTAATATTGCCATTGTTTCTTAATTTTATTAATTACACATTTGTAAATTTGTTATTTTAATTGTTAATTCTAAAAGGACTGCATCCCACTTATCAATAGTAAAATTTTCTTCACCGCTTCCATAATTAGGAAAATCAGTTTTTGTATAGTTACCATTCCATGTTACTTGTCCACTACTTTTTAATATATTTTCAATATTTTGTGTTAAAGGATTTAAAACATTCCTAAAACTCATTGCCCAGCGTTCTTCGTTTGTCAAATCTACATTTGTATTCTGACAAGCTAAAACTAAAGATAAACCAACTTCACATTCGTCATTCCCTTGTTTACTAACATTTGATGTTTGGTAAATTAAAGGATAAGGTGTTTGTGAACTTTTAGAGAATAGCTCTATCTGTTTTAATAAATGGTCTTTATTTCCCCATTTATAGATACTTTTAAAGTTATCTATTAAAGGTAAATTATCAAATAAACCATCTAAAAATTCTTCTACAACTATCATAATCCCATATAATTAATGTGAGTTTTGACAGTAAAATAACTAGTGTCATATAAATCACGATTTTTCATTAGGTAATCATATAAAGATACTTCATTACCAATTACTTTTCCGCTGAAATTAAGAAAATATCCATTCCAGTTATTTTCAAGCAATGGTAAACCATATCTTTTATCTCCAATATACATCTTAATAAACTTATTCCAAACAGTTGTTTGTTTTATACTTGGATTATTGTATAGTGAATTTTCAGCTCTTGGTATTTGCATACCAGTAGTAGAATAAGTTTGAAAATCAGTTCCTAAATAATAAAAGAACACATAATAAGCAATTAAACTTATTTTTTTAGTTCCAATACTATATCTTAAACCTTTCCAATCATCTACTCCATCGACTAAATCAACCCATTTTTGAATTGGATCTTCAACCCATTCGCCATCTTCGTCAAACTGAGCCATAAGCTCTTGCAACTGCTCGTAACCTAATATATCAAGTAACAATGATTGCTCAATACTTTCTATTTCCTCGTTTAATTGCGCTGTGGCAGACGGTAATACACTCCCAATGCTAGGTTGTGCAACTGAATTAGGAATATACAATTCCTTTGTTTGAAAGTATTGAGCATTTATTATCATTATTTCTCTATTACGGTTGAAGTCATTTCAGGTGTTTTCTCTTTAATCTTAACATCCTTTACTAATTTAGCTAATCCTTTAGCGATTAACTTATCAGCATGAACTTTGTGAAGGCAATGGCTATTACCATCAAGTTCTACCACTTTATAATCCGATGCTTTATCGAATGTAGCAGTTCCTACGATTTTTGCTTCTTCCTCTTTAATACTAAAATTTGACATATAATTAAGTTTTTAAAATTACGGTTTTAATAATGCAGCTCTAACAGTTGCTAGACTAAATGCCATTGCTCCTGGTAAGTTGTTTTTAGCTACTCTCAATATAGAATAAACTTCACCAACTGCTGATTTTTGATTTTTAATGAATTGGTCGTTATAAGTACCAAAACGTAAAATAAATTCAGAGTGCATTTCACGATAAATTGAACTATCCATAACAATAGCAGTACCTAAAGTAATTGCATTTGAAGAAACAACTCTCATTCCGTTGATTGCTCCATTTTGCATATAAGGTAAAAGTCTTGAGTTACCTAAAGTATCTTGTGTGAACATTGTAGTTACAATATCACTTGGGTGCATAAGAACAGTATCAGCATTAAAGTTCATTCCGTTAATAACAGATTGAGCAGCAATAACAGCTAATCCATTGTCAGGAACAACTAAAGTATCATCCATTACAGAAGTAGTGTAAGCAGTACCATTAGAAACAATAGTTCCAATCAAACCGTTATTCCAAAATCTAACTACTTTTTCTTCAAACATCATAAGAATTTCGTTATATAACAATTCGTTATCTACTTCAAATTCTTCTGTCCATTCGATATGAGCAGCATATTTTTTACGCAAAGTAAGTGTGCGTAAGAAAGTATCAGATACTAATGGTTTAGTACCACCTTCAGCAACTAAAGCAACAGCTCCTTCAGCAGTAGCTTGTTCGTTTTTGATAATTTGTTGAGGAACTCTTGCAACTTGTCTATTAGAAATAACATCTAATATAAAGTTTTCAGGGTATCTGATTTTTGAAATTTCACTTTCAAACTCATAATTCTCATTCAATGGCAATAATACACCAGTATCATTAGAAACAGCAGTAGCAGCTGTATAGATAGCAGCAGAACGTTTAGCATTAAAATTAATTTCTAAATCATTACCATTTTTAATAGCATCACAAATTTCTTTGTGTTGGTCTTTAACCATTTTACGAAGTTGGAATTTTTCAACATTTGAAATTTGTCTGATGTTGTTTTTTTCAACTTTCTCTACGTTTTCAGCAATACTTCT